TGACAGGCCCGCCAGATGTCTCTCCGATTTTTTTACCCAATTTGCCCTAATTATAAGGCGGTTTGGGGGATCCGGCCGCAGGGAGTTGAGTCAACTTAAACTTAGGAATAACGTGGTAAATAGAGATAGTTATGCCCGTATCTCCGGCAGACTTCGAGTTTTATTCCCGGATGACCGGGCAGCCCATTCCTAACACTCCAGCAGGGCGGATGGCTATTGCGCCCCAGGTTTATTCCATGCGGCGGAGTCCTCTCAGCAAAGTAGGTGACTTCATTTCTGGCGTGGGCCAAACAGCTGCTCTTGCAGGTGGTGCCGTTGCTGGTGGCCTACTTTTGTCACAGCTTGCAGGCAAGCGAGGTGAGTCAACTTCTAAAGAGAATGAAGCTGACGCTTTCATTAAAGATCTTCAAGCACAAGGCGCTAAAGAAAGAGAAGCGACCGCGACTGCCCGCGCATTGCAAGCAAAGGATGCAGAAGTTTATCGCGGCATGGTCAAAGATGCTGGCGACAAAATTATTTCTGAATTAGCAGCAGAAGGTCAGCCCTCTTCACCTGCGGCAGAGATCCCATCAGGTTCTCAAGGTTTTAAACCAGGTCCTATTACTTCTTCATCTGTAGACCCTTCGGCTTACGACGATCCGGACGTTTTAGTCGAGGTAACACCTGAAGAGAGAGCAAAAGCCAAAGCATTCCTTGCAAATCGTATTTCTCATCAATCAGCTGTACCTCAAGCTGACGTAAATGTTGCGAACGAGAGTACTGCGGCTCAGCGTGCCTCTGTCAGCTCACCGCCAGATCCTACCCCCGTCGTCCGTCAGCAGCCTTCATCTGGTCAAATCGTAAGTGATGTCAGCAATGTTGCGAAATTGGATCGTGCTTCCATGATTCGAGAGGCCCGTGCATTCCTGACGGAAGCAAAAGCAATGAACAGAATGATCCGTGAGCGTGATCAGACTGGATACAAGGGAGACAGGCCGATTCCCAAGAGTCATCCTGGCGGCAGTAAACGTGATCTTGATGCAGGTATTCACGCCGGTACTTACATTGGTATGGCTGATGATATGAACGATCCGGCTCGTGGCGGATTAGATGCTTCCCCTGAGTTAATGGCATCAATGTTGCAGCGTGGAAATGTTCTCGGTGCACAGCCCAGTCAACCTGCTTCCAGTACTGCTATGCCTTCAAATCGTGAACTGATGTCCGAGATGCTGGAGCGCGGAAATGTGCTTCCAGATGCAACAGAGCAGATGTCCCGTGGTGGCAAGTCTTATGTTCCGACGCCTGAAACTGTTGGTCCTTTTGTCAGTAATAAAGGTCGTGAGATTGGTGCACTGCTCCAAAAAGCTCAGGCACCTGCAGCTGAACCGAAAGTTGATCAAAAACGTATGCGGGCAGAAGAACAGGCACGTAAATCTGTCGGTTTAGGTTCTCCCTTCTTTCAGGACGTCGTCAACAAATTGATGGGCAATATGTGATCGAGAGTAATATATTCATATATACTCTGAAACCATGTCCTTCCTCGAACCGGTCATTGCGTCCCTTCTCGGCGCAGCGGTCACTGCCCTGGCGGTGTTCCTGAAGAAGAATATGACTGCCATGGCCATTCTCAAATATGGCCCCCTTGTTGAGAAAGCCTACGACATCATCGACCCAGTTCTTGATAAGAACTTGAGCAACTGGGACGGCTCCAAGGTTGATAAAGCTTTTGAGCTTGCTGTCGAATCTGTGGCTGACGGTCAGCTGTCCGCTGATGAAATCAAGAAGCTGGCTGTGCATATGGCCCAGTCCTGGCTTCCTGGTGCAGCCGCTCAGAAGGTCCGCCTCCTGGAGCAAAACGGCATGCCCCTCGAACAACGTAAGGCTGCTGAAGACATCACCGCAAAAGTTAACACTGCTTCCTGATAATGGTAAGTAACATTCGAAGAACAAATGTTGCCGACGAAAATTTCTTAAGCGGAAAGTCACCCGCTGAAGGGACTTTGGGGCCTGTCAAAACAGCAGGTCTTCAGAGTAAGTTCGCCGGTAAGTTGAAGCAAACGAACCCTAGGCAGCCTGGGTTCTTCGCTGGGGGTGAGACTTTTTCGAGTGTTAGTCCTGAGTCACAGGCGAAGATTGATATGGCTGCTCAAACTCAGGAGTCTGCATTCGGCGATCCTGCGTATGACGATCGTGCCTCTAATTTCTTGAAAGCTTATATCGAAGCTGGTGATCGAGGAATTATTGAACAGGAAGAAATGATTCGACCGGAGAACCTTGATAGACTGGTATCACAACCAGCAAACTATGCATCTAACGAGCGTAGTCCTAATACAGCCAGCAAGTTCCCTGGCGCTAGTGGAGTAAACATTTAATGGGCTATAAAACTGAGTATGCAAAGCGTGATCTAAGCAAGGCCGCTGTCAAAATGGCAGGTGAGGGTTTGAGTGCCTACTTAGGTGACTTAGGCATGGAAGAGATGGTTCAAAAGAGAGGAGCACAAGCAGGCGGAATCATATCTCGTGGAGCGGAGAAGATCGCTACTAAGTTAGGAGCAGCAGCTCCTGTTGCCGCCAGGATCGGTCGATTTGCTCCCGCAGGAACTGTTGCTCTTGCTGCTATTGCTCCGACGGTTCTTGAACAGCTCGGTAAATCCGGCCCTAGCTCCAATGCAGAAGAGATTGCTGTACGTCAAGCTGGTGCCATGGGGGCAATTGATCAGAAGTTACAAGCTGATCTTGTGAGGCAAGAGGGATATATGCGGATGAATGAACAAAAGTTTCAGCAGCAACTGATGTTGCAACAAGCCCGGGCTGATGCGATGACACCACGTAATCAACCTATGTCAGGCTCAAGATTATTTGATCCTATTGCTGTTGGCCAAGGAATCTTTGGCGGAACCCCTCAATACTGATTAATCATGCCTTTTTCTACTTCACTTAAAAGCGGACTTAATTCAGCTGACCTTTTCGGTGGCGGCGGAAAAGTCGGTGGATTTAGCCCCAGCGATGTCCTGAGCGGTAAAGCAGGCAACATTGACTACAACCCGTTTGGCGGCAAGACTTCTAGTGGTTTCGGCATTGGGAAACCCGGAAGCTTCTTCAATCCCAGTGATGAGTCACGTGCTTCAGCCACTCGCATGGCTGGCATGTTTGGATCGATCTTGGGCGGTGGTAAGAAATCAGGTACGCAGTTGGCCGGTGATGCAATGGCTAATTACATTAATAGCCAGAACCAAGACAAAGATAAAAAGGGAGTAGGGTCTATCCAGTCGATGGGTGATGACATGTTCCTGTACACCCCGACCCGAGAGCCTGATTTCGCTGAATACGAAGGGTCCTATAGCAAAGGCGCTGGTGGAAGAATCGGCGGTGCGCTGATGGGTGGCTTGAAAGGATTTGCTGCTGGTGGTCCGATTGGCGCTGTAATTGGCGCGGGCGCTGGCGCCCTTGGTTAGTTGTAATCCAAAAGTTACCTAAATTAAACTAATTAACATAGAAAGAAGTATTTAGTTATGGCTGTTGTTCCTTTAGTTGCTGGCGCTGGGCGCTTGGCGATGCAAGCTCTGCCTTACCTTACTGCCGCGACTGGCTTTACTGAAGGTGCTAAAGAAGGCGGCCTAATGGGAGGTCTCTTAGGCGCCGGTGCTGGATATGGATTAGGCCGTTTTGGTCTCGGTAAATTAGGCGCTCCGATGGCTGCCACTGCAAAAGCTGCTCCAGGCTTAGCTTCTTTGGCCGGCATTAAAGGAACTCCTCTGGCAGCAAAGCAAATCGGCGCTGCACTAGTGCCTCTGGCAGCATCAGCTGTTGCTCCTGTCGCAGGACGAATGGCGGGTGGCCTTGTAGGCGGTCTCACTGGTGCCGCCACCGGAGCCGTTGGCAATCTCGGTCAATCCGCAGCGGGCATTATCGGTTACACCGCTGACGGTAAGCCCGTCTACGGTGGTGCCGCACTGCCTCCTGGCATGGGCCAGTACGGACCGACTGATCCTTATGGCAGCCCGACCGATGTCCTTGGACCCGCAGGCATGGGCCAGCGTCTTCAAACTCTGAAGGATGCACAGACCCAGCGTGATGTGCTCCGCACTCTGCTCCCCGAGATTGAGGCAGCTTCTGAGGCCCGCTCCAAGAAAGAGTTCGAGCGTCAGATGGCTGGTGCTGGCATCCGCCAGAACATCCAAACCCGCGCTGCAATGCAACAGGCTGCTCAAACCGCTGGTCTGCAGGCTGGTCTCGGCGCACTGCAACAAGCCGGTGGTGCTCTGACCCGCCAATACCAATACCAGTGATATGACAACAATTCGTCAAAGATCTGAGGATTTTCTCAAGAAGAACCTTGAGTATGAGGATATGCTTCGGGGGACGAGTTTTTTCCCCGAGGGATACACCTCGACCTTAGGGAAGAAAGCAGGGCCTACGAACCTCCTGGAGCAAGTGGGTGATTTCTTGGGTGTGTATAAACCTGCGCTATCTGAAGAAGATCTCCTTCAGCAACGGCAGTCTAATTACGATCTTCTGAAGCAAGCAGCCGGCGCATTAGTCGCCGATCAAGCCGAGACAAAGAAAACTGAGACTAAGGGAGAGGACCAAGAAGTATTTGATACGACACTTGACCGCGATTTGGAGATTGGTGCAGCCAATGCTGAGCTCTTGAAAGATCTTCTCAGGACTTCAGGTGATATCAGCACCGAACAGTCTGTGAAGCAAGCTCAGGCTCTTTATCCAATCTTGGATGCGGCTGGTGCACGTGCAACCTCTCGAGCTCTCGCTGCAAGTAAGGACTTCTTAGCCTTCAAGCAACAGCAGCCCCTGGCGCAGCAAGCGATCATGGCTTCGAAGCAGCAGCAGATGACTGGTGCAGCTGATGCGTTCCTCAAGGAAGCAATGGCAATCGCCACGCAACAGCAAGCCGCTAATCAGTTTGGTTCATTAGGAACCGGTCGCCGGTTTGGCTAATTTAAAATTACAACGTACGGGTATTAGTAATGGGCGGTAAAAAGAAGAAAAAGACAAAGGTCAAGTACGTTCCGGCCCCACCGCCGCCGAAGCCTACTCCTGTTCCGACACAGTCTTTATCGACGCAAATTGCGTTGAATGAGGCGAGTGCAAAGCAATCCCGCTTGAACATGGAGCTTGGAGCTCAGCTCGACCGTACGAATGCTGAGTTCTTCGCTGGCCAGGACATCCGTCGTATTCAAGCGACTGGTGCCGAAACGCGATTAACGCAGAAGCAAGCTGGTGAGATCGAGACCGGGTTGACCCGGGTCCGGGGTCAGGAGCAACGCGCCACAATTGGTGAAACTGGTCGCCAAACTCGGCTCACGCAAGAACAAGCCGGTCAGATTGAGACTGGTCTGATCCAGACCCGTGGTACTGAGCAGCGCAGAGCGATCGAGACCACTGGTGCACAGGAACGTCTGACCACGCAAACCAGGGGTCAAGAAGAACGTGCAACGGTCCGTACTACTGGTGAAGAGCAACGGAAGACCGTCGGAAAAACAGCAGAAGAACAACGTGCTACTGCGTTGCAAGCAGAGATGTTCCGGCGCTATAAAGAGAACAGGGATTACGAGCAGGCGCAAAGCCAATATCGGACATGATTGATTGGATTCACGAACTAACCGACAAAGACCGTGAATCCTTTCTAGCTTTTTGCAAAAGAGCCCGAACACCCATCCAGATCTATCTGTACGCCCGTTTCCTGGGGTTCACCGGAACAATCGTCGAATGTGACGAGTGGTCTACGGAGAACTTTAAGAAGCGGGATTTTGCTGCTGTTCTGGAGATGGAAATTGATCACATGACGATGGACATCTCCAAGTTGCGAGATGCGATCGACATGGGGATGGTGAAGCAAGATATGGGTACATCACGCATCGCAATGATGCAGAAGGAACTGCGTGGTTCGATCAAGCAGTTGAATGATGAGAAGGTATTGATGGACAAGCAAGGTTTGATTCTTGCTGGTGCTGATCGTGCACTTCGTGAGATGTTAACGATCTTCCGTGATGATCCGATTGAAGGTCCACTCCAGGAGGCCTCGATGGGCGTCTGGACTAAGATTTTGCAAGAAGAATCGTAGGATCCTTACGCTATGCTTTGTGCATGGCAGGTACAAGTATCTATAGTGTGTATCGACGCACAGCACGAGCTGCCGCTCAGCAGCGCGTTGTAAAGAAGACGTCGAACATTGATATCGAACGTGCACGTAAGGATTTTGCTTATTTTTGTGATGTAGTCGGTGATAAGCCCCCTGCTACGCACCATAAGGAATGGCATAAGTATCTTTGCACTGGTGAAGACTCTGAATGTCTAATTGGTATCGGTGGACCAAATATCGATATCCTGGCGCCACGCGGTAGTGCGAAATCCACGATCTTAGGTTTGTACACAGCCTGGGCTGTTGGTGTTCATGCATTGGCGAAAAAACCTTTGAAAATCCTCTACATCTCCTACACGGTTGATGTGGCACGACCCAAGAGCGCAGCAATCAAGAGGATCATTGAGGAGAGTAAGACTTATAAGGAGATCTTTCCCACCGTTAAGATCGCAAAGGGAATCAATTCAAATGAATATTGGAGTATTGATTGGAAGTTCGCCGGGATCCGGACAGCAGGTGAAGAAGAGTTCACGGTCTGTTGTGCAGGTCTCAAGGGTGCGGTGACCTCGAAGCGTTCACACCTTTGCATCATTGATGACGCCATCAAGAGTGCGGATGACATCAAAAACCGTGATATCCGGCAAGCCATGGAAGATAACTGGAACTCAGTTATTGTTCCGACGATGTTTGAGGGTGGTCGTGCGATCTGTCTTGGCACCCGCTTCCGCCATGACGACATTCATAACTCCACGTTCATTCCAGCCAACAACTGGGTGCAAATCGTCCAATCAGCCATTTCCGTAGACAAGAACGGAGATGAGCAATCGTATTGGCCAGAAATGTGGTCGCTCGATTATTTGCGCGACCGGCGTCGCCAAGCCCCAATCGCTTTTTCTTTCCAGTACCAAAATCAGGTCGTTCAAACCAGCGAACTTTCTCTTTCTCCTGATTTGATCGTCAAAGGTGAAATCGCCACTCAATTCGATACTTTAGGAATCGGGGTCGATCTTTCTGCAGGTGTCAGAGAACGAAACGACTATACGGTCTTCGTGATGGGAGGGCGAGTGGGAGGGAAGATACACATCATTGATTGTAAGAGACTTCGCATCATGGGAAACCTTGAAAAATTAGAAGCCTTAATGGAGATGATGGAAGAGTGGGGTGTTGTACACAAAGAAAAAGATCAATATTTCCCTACAGGTAGCAGTATCGAGGTTTGGTCAGAAGCTGTGGCCTACCAGGCATCACTGGAGGCAGACTTTAAACGTATCTGTCAAGGTGAACACGGTCTTTACAACGTGAACTGGCATCCGGTCAAAGGATTCCGTGGAGACAAGGTTGCTCGCTTCCGTGGCATCATGGGTCTCTTCGAACAGCGGAAGATCACCTTTAATAAATATAGGAAATTCCAGGCACTTCAGGATGAGATTGTTAACTTTGGAGTTAGCTCTCACGATGACTGTGTTGACGCTCTGGTCTGGCTTTGTAATGGACTAATGACTAGAGGCAAATTGGAGTTAGAGTATTGACGATTTAAACTATATGTATTCAAACGCGATGTCACCCAGCTACTACGAAGTGGAGCTTGAGCAAGATGCTTATGGTTCTGCTGTCATCCCTCTACCGGATGAGTTGTGCCACGACCTCTCACTTCAACCCAATGAACGCTTTGATGTTGAAGCTGAGGACGGAGTCATTACTTTCAAACGTATAGAAGCTGGTTACGATATTGATCAGTAGACCTAACAAACAGAATGGGCGATAGTGCTAAATCACAACTTGAGTCTATCCTTAAGTCGGTAGTCTCTCGCGACAGTACAGGCCCTGCGGACACCATGTTGGTGAACGCGCACCTGTCCCAAATGAAGATGTTTGGGATTCGGCAGGGTGTCGAGTTCTACCCGCAGCAGGACAACTTCGGTTCACAGCGCTATGACTTCGTCCAGCAAGTCATCAAATTCAACAAGCTTGATGCTCGGCTCGACTCCATCTGGGATCGTTTCCTGGCTTACGGTAAGGGACTGTTCTATATCCGACCAACTCAGAAAACTTATCGTATTTATTGGTTCGATCGCGATTCTTACCGCACTTACTACTCTCCCGAAGGTGACTTAGAAGAAGTCATCATTATCTATCCATATAAGGTCAAATCCAAGAAAGGTTTCCAGGGCGTCGGCCTGAGTACTGATAAGCGTTACATGCGCCTGAGGATCACCGCCACGGAGATTCAAGAGCAGCACAGTGAGCAGGAGATCGGCTTCGATAACCCTGACCTGGAGTACGCATTTACTGATAAGAAGACTTTAAAAAACACAATGGAGTTCATCCCTTGTGTTGAGGTCCTAAACAATCCAGACGCTTTCGGTACTGACGGCTCTGGTGAGTTTGAGTGGATGGCGAACCAGATCGTTGCTCACGACGAGATGGTAAAAAATATCCGCGCCAACCTCTCGTTCTTCGGCAACCCGACGTTGCTGTCGTCGCGGCCTAAGCAAGACATCGTCGAGTACGACAAAGACACCCCTGGCCAGCGCCCCAGCATCTCAAGCCAATCTGGCTTCGAGTCTGAGTTCTCTTTATCCAGTTCGACATACAAGCAGGACCCGATCACCCGTCAATCTCCCGGTTACGTCGGGAAGCCTGGTTCTGGTATGCGTGTCCCCAGGGTCATCGCCAACCTGGAGCCAACCGATCGCGTCGGTTTCATCACACCGAATGCTGTTAGCACTGACCAGGCCCGTTATGCCGAGCAACTGCGTAGTGAGATTCGCCTTGCCTTGGGTGGCATCGATGACCTCAGCATTACCAATGTCACCGCGACTGAGTACAAGTCTGCTTATGGTCGGGTCAGCGCCACTGCTAAGAAGAAGTGTCTTCAGCTTTATACCTACGGCATCTGTAGGTGCCTCGAGCTGATTATCTTCCAAGAAGAGCAGATTTTCCGTAAGTCTCTTGCTTACGCAAAGAACATCAAGTATCCAGAACTTCCCGAGGATCCAGACGATAAAGCTCTTGAAAAATACGATAAACAGAAAGCTAAATACGAGCAGAAACTTCAAGCAGCTATTGATGAGGCCATCGAAACGGAGGAGCTTCCTCCAGGTGTCTTAGGACTTGCACCAGATGGTGATAGAACTGTCCTTTGGCGCTGGATGGGTCCTGTGTATGAAGACACAACACAGGATAAACTCAACCAGTCTATCTTCACCAGAAACTTGCAAGAGTTAGGTGTTGATAGCATTGAAGCACTGAAGTATCTATTCCCTTCTAAAACGGATGACGAGATCGCGGGCATGCTCTCCGGTTTCCCATTCCGTGTGGTAGGGGAAGTACAGAGGGCTTACTCCGCATTCATTGATCTAATCAATCAAGAAATGCGGACACCACATCCGCAGCAACCAAATCTTCCGATGGCTGCGGATCCGAGACTTGATCTCACCCCCTTCCTTTATCGCACACTCGAAAGCCTACAAAAAGAGGTAACTTATGCAGGCCGATACCGCAATGCCGACCCAATCGGCACCCCAAGTATCCCCGACCCAACCGAGCAGCTACGCGGCTCCGGCCCAGACGGCAGCGCAGGCACCGGCGGTTTCAACGACTTCCCAATGGGTGGCGCCTTATCAGCAGGCAACGGCCCCAGCCCCGCAAATGCAGGCCCAGATGGGGACGGCCCAAGCGCCGGTCTCAACCCCTACTCAGTACAGCCCCCAGCAGTACCAGGCTCCCCAACAAGCGGAGAACCCTTACAAGGAGGCGTTCAATCGGGTGGTGGGGCTCCTGAGTTCACCCGTCCAATTCCCGTCCCTGGGTCAACAATCGACTCAGAGTCCAGCGATCGACCCGGCCAGCTACGGTTCCCAACAAACAACCCAGTTCAGCAACCCGGCAGCGCAGACCTATACGCCTTCGATCAACAACAACCAGGCATTCTCCAACGACTCTTCCCTAACTTCTCTGGAGATTACTCCGGATCAGCTGCGGGCCAACGGAGTAAGCGAAGCAAGTCTTGAGGTTATTGATCACTTCGGCCCTGATGCTGCAGCGATCGTCAACAAGTACGCCTGTGACGTCGAGGACGCTCTGATTCAAACCAATCAGCAGCTCGTCCAAGCTTGTGAGCTTCTCCAGGAATTGTCCAATGAGCACAAAGCTTATGAGGCCATCCTGACTGATCCTGACGTCCTTGCTGACTACACCTGTGAGTTCTTCGGCGAGAACGGTCCTCATCCGATCCCCGATGAGCAAGTCCAGGCCCCTCGCATGACTGTTGGTCAACAGTTCCAACAGCAGCAGCCTGCCGCTCCTCAGCAAGTCGCTCCTGAGCGTCCCCAGATGCCCGTTCCTCCCCAGCCCCAGGCTCCTGCCAACGCTGGCGACTTCTGGAACAGCTTTGGCAACCTGGCTGACCGCGACCCCAGCAACGCTTGGCGCTACCTGAACTCTGCTCAGCAGACCCCTGAGGTGTTCCGCAACAAGCTCCTGGTGATGGAGTGATCTCCAAACTTAACTAAGTTTAAAATGGGGGTAGGAAACTGCCCCCTATTTTTTTACTATGAAAGACAAGAAAGCGGGAGCTAGGCAGCGGGCAGATGATTTTCTTGCGGCTATCGGTACTGCAGGCGGACCTATTGGTGCTCCAGGCTTAGTTCAGTTTGGTGCAGGAGATACTGCACGTCAGGTACAGGCAGGGAACATTGATGAGTATGCCTTCGCACGTGCACAGGACCCCGATCCAAAGATTGGTGAAGCGGATAATCCTCTCCCTCCCATGCCTCGGGACTTGGATAATTCTTATCTCAAGCTCAATCTCCCTGGCTCACCTCTTCCCCGCAATGGCCTTCTGGCTCCTGGGATGTTGAGCACTGCCGAGATGGTGCAGAACCAGATCAACACCAGTAATCAGTACGAACTGATGAAAAACATGCGCCCCACAGGTCAATTGATGCTGGGTGCTCTCCCCCAATCATATGACAAGGGTAAAAAGTAATGGACAACAGTAAAGCTAAGAAGGCCGTTGACAAGGCCATGGCTGCAAAAGCAATGCTCGAGATGGCCGCCGCTCAAGCAGCTGCTGAAGCGCCGATCAATCCTGAGATTGCTGCTGCCAATCCTGCTCTTCAGCCCCCTGACGGATTGCTGAACCCAATGCGTCCTATGGGTGTCGTGAACTCAGGTCCTTATTCCCCTGGCAACATGATCGGTGGGTACAACCTGGGCTACGGACAGTTCGTAAATCCTGAGGCTTAAATAACCCAGTTGATAAAGCATTGCTATAATTTTTTGTAATGGAATGAATAGTTCCATATTTAGAGGATTTTTGTCCTCAAGTATCAGCGCTTAAAACTTAGCTGAGAAATCATTATGTTCATCGATAACGACTTTCCCAAGCTGTTGGGTGCGGAACTGTACCGCCCCCACCCGGCTTATGTCGTGGAGATGGCTTGCGAGCCCGTCGTAGTCCACGACTTCACCAAGCAGCCTGGTCAAACCGTGCAGCTGGATCGTTACCGCTTCTTCGGTAACCCCGGCAC